CACCGAGTCCGAGCCGCGAAGGTACCCGGGGACGTCTTCGGGCCATGTGTGGCTGACGTGCCAGTCGCCGGGCTCGAAGCCGTCGATGGTGACGCGGGTGCCGGGCGGGAAGCGCTCGTCTGCGACGTAGTAGCCGCCGTCGCGCGCCATGGTCAGCGGGTGACCATGCGGCCGGGGTGGTCCTGCGCCTCGGCCATGGCGTCGCGGATGCGGTCCTCCCCGGACGGCGCGCCACCGTGGCACGGGCAGGTGCAGGTGCAGCCGATGCGCAGTACGGCGTCCAGCACGCCATCGGCGCCGGCGTACAGCTCGACGACCGCGCCAGGCTTGGCGCCGTCTGGCAGGCGGACCGGGACGATGGTTGCCACGTCGCCTCCCCAGGTGTGCGGTATGCCCCGCATTGCCCGGTTTCCGGGCCGGTTCAGGGCATGAAGTGTCAGGCCCCATTTTGCGTGTTACCGTCCGCCGTGGCAAGCCAGGGCGCGACGGCGGCGTGGACCTTGAGGATGTCGGCCATGTCGAAAGTGGCGGCCGGCCGTCCGCCGGTGTGGCGGCGCAGCCCGGCCGGCCGGATGGCGGGCAGTGCGCGGATCAGCTCGCGGAGGGCACGCTCGGCTATCGGCGGGTCGAGGACCGCCGAGGCTTCGGCCAGGGTCAGCGTGACTTTCTCCACGAAAGCTCATGATGGCACCAGGCCGGGCTGCAGGACGCGGGACGGCCGCCGTCCGGTGCGCATGCGTTTCACCATGGCGGCGATCAGCGCTTCCGACTTCGCGCCGAGGATGGCCATGGTGCGGCGGCGCTTGCGGCGGCGCCACCACCAGACGGCGGCGGCCACGGCAGCCGAGGTGAGCGCGCCGGCGAGGAGCGGGAACCCGAGGTGCATGAAAGTCCAGGCGACCGCCTGGACGAGCGCGGAGCCGAACCAGTCAGCGGTGAATTCGCGCCAGCCGTAGCGCTTGCGGAGCCGCCGCCATCTGAGCCATGCGCTGAGAGGCATGTACAGCGCCACCCCGGCTGGCGGCAGGAGCGCTCCGAGCAACAGCCAGAAGATCATGTCACCAGCCCGTCGTTCCAGGTCACGCACGGCGAGCCGTCGAGCTGGCTGCGGCCCATCACACCCACCGGATGGTTGCCTTCGGAGTCCTGGCAGGCGCCGAACCGCAGGCAGGTCACACGCCCGCTGCGCGGGTAGACGCGCAGCATGGCGAAGCCGCAGTAGGCGCATGGTGCGGCCACCCGCAGCGGCTTCTCGGCCTCGTCGACCGCGGGCAACTGCAGGATCGAGACCGTCCACCGGCTGACCATGGTCACGGCCTGGCGCTGCTCGCCGTCGCTGGCCACGTGCGACAGCCGGACGATGGACGCGAGCACGGTGCCGGCCTGCGCCATGGGCCGGAGCGGCCCGGACCGCCAGGACGCCTCCAGCTGGCGGGCGCCTTCGAGCGCGTCGAGGAGGGCATCGGCGGCGGCCTGGTTCCATGGCGGCCGGCTGGAGGGCTGGCCGTGGCCGCTGGTGCCGTCGGCGTCCGGTGCGGTGATGAGGGTTTCGGCGGCGGGGAGCCAGCGGGCGAGCTCGGCGCACGCCTCGGCGAGGGCGGTCACGGCGCTGTACGCGTTTCTGCGGCCCCGGGAGCCTGGGGGGTCATGGTGGTACCAGCGGGGGCACGTCCGGCGCTCTGCGCACCGGCCTGGCGGCGGGAAGCGGCAAACCTGGCCGCCCGGGCCATGCGGGCGGTGCCGTCCGTCGAGCCCCACTGTCCGTCGGGTCCCAGGATCAGCCCGGCAGCCGCCGGATCCCGGCACACGACCGGCGGGCGCCGCCGGTAGTCCACGTCCTGGTGCTTGTCGAAGGCTTCGAGGCCGGTGAACTGGCGGTTGCACGCGGCGCAGGTGCAGGCGGTCACGGCTTGATCCCCAGCTCGCGCTCCAGCTCGGCGACGCGCTTCGCCTGCCGCTTCAGCTCAGCCTGGACCTCGCCCGGCGTCTTCGCCGGCCTGGCCATGACCACGGCCGTGGCCAGCAGCAGCGGCCAGAGCCCGGCCAGGCAGGTCACGGTCAGGACGACCCCGGCACCCTGGATCCTTGCCTCGCCGGACCACTCGTGGTAGCTGGTGGCGCTTTGCAGGATCCGTGCCCGGACGTGGCCGAACGCCATGCGGGCGACGGCTACCGCAGTCACCGCGTGGGCGGCGGCGGCGCCCAGGACGTAGGCGGTCATGGCGTTTCTCCGATCAGGTCAGCGATGATCAGCAGGACATCGATCACCTCGTCCTCGTCGAGCAGCTCGCCGAGCCTGCGCTTGGCGTCGCTGCCGTCGCCGCAGAGCTGGCGGATCCGCTCGCGTTCGGCCGCGGCGATGTGCGGTGCGGAGGTTTCCCAGCCGGCGCAGAACGCCTCGTGGGCGGCGTCCTTGCCGGCAGGCAGGACGTCCCACACGCCGGACCACCAAGCGTCGAAGGCTGCTTCGCGGATCGCGGGGGCGGCCTCGTCCGGGACGGCGTTCACGGCCGCCACCTGACCGGCTCGCAGTAGCCGCCGCGGTACTCGGCTGTCCGCGGCGGCGGCACGGCCGGGCAGCTGGTGTGGCCGAAGACGGCGGGGTCGGCCTGGCATCCGCACGGCCGGGCCGGCCCGGTGACGGGGAACGAGCGGAGCCAGCCGCGGACAGGGTTCATGATCGCGAGGCTCATGCCGGGCACTTCCTTCGCGCGTGCCCAGGACGCCCGCAGTGATTGCAAAGCTCACCGAAGGGCGGCGGCCTGTCGGTGCTCCTGGCCGTCGCGTAACCGCCGTGCTGGGCGGCGAGTACGTCAGCGATGGAATCGAGCCTGCTGGATATCTGAATGAGCTGAAACTCGATCCTGCCTATTCGCGCTTCAGTTTCGCGGATATGCCCTACTACCTGTGCGATGGTCGGGGCCTGTACTGGGCTGGTCATTGGTGATCGTCCTGTTTTTGGGTTCCGGGCCGTGCGGGGTTCTGGCGAAGCCAGGTTCCCGTACGGAGGGTTTTGACCTTGACTGTGATGGGGGGTCTCAGGGGGGTGTCCCCCCTAAGTACTTCGGGTCGGGTAAGGGGTCCCGTGACTCACGCCGTGAGTCACGGGACTGTCACGCCGTGACTACATGGCGCCTCGCCTGCGTCTTTGCCGTTCTGCTGCCTTCTTCCGCTCGTTTTCCACAGCTTCTTTGGAAGGGTTTCTCGCGAGAAAATCGTGGAACTTGTAGGCGCCTCGCCTCCGCTTCCACAGCCCCGTGGTGACTAGCTCTTCCGCCAGCTTTACTGCGTCCGGGACTAGCCGCGGCAAGACGTCGTCTGGCACGACCCCATCGGTGAGATGGGCGCTCGACCACGACCCAGCGACTACCCACAGGCCCAGTGCCGCTGGCGAGGTCGCCAGCACTTTGGGGTGGGAATGAAAGCCATCGTCTACGCGGAACCAGGGCACTCACTTACCCTTTGTTGTCCTCGTCGCTCTTACTGCTCATGCTCCACAGCGCCTTTCCATCCGGATGCGGATTACATCTGTCTCGTCCTGGCGGCCGGTAACGCTCCGGCCCGTGACTCTGTGCGCCAGGTGGTGCCCCGCAGGCCCGGTGACTCCCGGTACCGGGGCCTGCGGGGCGTGCAGCGCCATCGCGAACTGGCGCTGCGCCGTGGGGGGCCAGCCGCTGCCTGCTTCAGCGGTGGCCGCGCGCCACGTCTTTAGGTGAGCGCCTCCGATTGGTCCTCGTCGGCCTGGTCGTCGCTGGCGGCCGTCACCGGCTCGCTGGTGACGGCGCTGAGGTTCACCTGGCCGGTGAACTGGGTCGTCGCAGCAGAACTTGACGATCGTGCCTTCGCCGCTGTCGATGACCATGGCGTAATGGTGGGATGGCCTCGTGCTTGAGGCCAGTGAGCGCGCTGAGCGCGGTCCGGGTTTCGCCTACGGTGCTCATGGGGGCTGGGGTCTCCTGGGGCGTGATGGTGAACGTGGGCCGCTGCCGCCGCTGCACCGGCTGGTCCGACGCGGCGAGGTGCTCGCGGATGGCCCAGTCGTAGGCGAGCAGCAGCTCGTAACGGGTCCACTGGGCGATGGCGCCGAACGACGGCGGGTGGACGGTGGCGAGGCTGAGCGCGTCGTGGACCACTTCGGCGTTTAGCTCGTCGGGGGCGTAGACGGTGATTCTCATGGGGTGCAGGTCTCCTCGAAGTCGAGGGTGGCGGCGAGCTGGAACGGCCGGTTGGACCACAGCACCTCGGTGCGGGAGCGGTCACCGGTCCCGTTGCCGTTGAAGGTGGCGATCTCGGCCTGGTGCCAGCCGTCGTACAGGTCCTGATACAGCGGCGAGTGGTAGCCGGACACGACGACCGCGGCCCGGGCGGCTTTGAGCGCTGCGGCCAGCTCGGCGTGCTGGCCGTCGGTGAGCATTTCCGCGGAGTACTCGCGGCCGTGGCCAGCCCGGCCGGCCCGCGGGTTGCGGACGGTGGCGAGGTAGGGCGGGTCGGCGTAGATGAGGACGCCGTCGTGCTGGCCGTACTGGGCGATGAGGTCGAGCGCGGGCTTGCATTCGAGCGTGACGCTGGCGAGCCGCGCGGCCGCCGCGGCGGTGCGCGTGGTGTAGGCCTCGAGGTAGTCGGGCATCGAGGAGCGGGAGCCGCGGGGGTTGACGTAGTAGCGCCAGCCGGTGCGGCGCATGGATCCGCCGCGGCCCTGGGTGAGCCGGACCCAGACGCGGCGGGCGCGCTCGATGCCTTCGGTTCCGTCGAGGTCGTAGGACGCGAGGTATTCGGCGCGGGAGTGCGGGGTCAGCGCGCACACGCGTTCCAGGTCCTGAGGCCGGTCGCGCAGGACCTGCCAGAAGTTCATGAGGTCGCCGTCGAGGTCGTTGACGGTCTCCATCAGGCTCGGCCGCTTGGCCAGCAGCACGGCGAGTGACCCGGCGAACGGCTCGACGTAGTGCTCGTGGGCGGGCAGGAGCGACACGATCTGGGCGGCGATCGATGTCTTGCCGCCGAAATACGTGAAGGGCGGTTTCACCTGGGAGCGCCCGTCCGGGTGCCGCCGTGCCTGCAGGTCCAGTGCTGGCACGGGCACGCGCTGCAGGCGGTGCCGTAGCCGTGCTCGCGCTGGCGGAAGTGGCCGCTCATCGGGCACTGGCAGTTGCCGCACGGGGTGTCCAGCGGGCAGGGCTCGAACGTGCCGAGGTGGTCCTGGTAGGGCGCCGGCGGCGCTGTGGTGCTCATGCAACGGCCCGGATGGTGATGACGGCGCCGGGTGCGTCGAGCGCCCCGGCGTGCGCCCCGGTGTCGCCGGGGTAGCACTTGGCCGCGGTCAGGTACACGATCTGCGCGTCGTCGCGGAATACTCCCGACGTCGTCAGGGAGTCGAAAACGGAGCGCAGGAGCTTATCGATGTCGGGCCGCTTGCACGGCCAGGTGCGTTTCGTCTTCGGCGCGGTCTTCGGCTTGGGCATGGTGAGCGTGACCGTGACGGCGAGCGGGCCGGCCAGCGGGAAGCCGGGGCCGGGCAGGCCGCTCGACTGCAGCTCGCGCATGACGGCAGCGGCGCCCTCGCGGACGTCGGCCCGCCAGTCCTTCATCCGCTGCCGTGCCGCCTGCGACTTGCCCGACCCCTCGACCATGGCGACGCGGCCGGTGTAGGCGCCGCCCTTCTTGATCGCGAACCCGGACTTGGAGCCCTGCGGGGTGGGCACGCCGTAGACGGTGATGGTGACCGGCTCAGGCATCGTCGCCGTGCCGGAAGGCGGTCCGGATCTCGTCTTCGAGGCCGAACGGGAGCTGGACGCGGCCGAGGCGCTTCTCCCGGGCCCGGTCCATGAGCTGGCAGGCGATCTGGAGGTCGTCGGCGGAGATGGCCTCGATGGCGCGGACGCGGGCCTTGGGGACGTCCTCGCCCATGTCGTCGTCGTGCTCGAAGGACTTGCGGTCGATGACGAGGATGACGGCCTGGAGCTGGTGGGGCTCGGCCATGAGCTTGCGGTGGAGGGCTTCGAGGCCGTTGCGGTCGGCTTCGGCGGGGAGCTTGCCATCGAGCTTGACGGTCATGAGGTGTGTTCCTTCCGGTATTCGCTGAGGTAGGCGATGACGTCCTGTGCGGCGGCACGCTGGGCTGGCGCGACCGGCCGGCACTGCGGCGAGGTCGCGTAGTGGCAGCTGTAGATGTGCTCCTCCGGCCGGGGCCGGCCGCTCTGGCCGAGGGTGCGCGCGTGCCAGCCGCCCGCGTGGTCCTGGTAGGCGGCGATATCGCCGTCCGGGTCGCGGCCCCAGTCGAGCATCTGCTTCTTGCCGTTCTCGGTCGTGGCCCAGATCACGCGCGCGCCGCAGGTGCGGCATTCGCGGTAGGCGCTCTGGCGGGCGCGGCGGGCGGTCACGGCTCTGCGTCCCAGGTTTCGGGCGGCGGGTAGTCGGGGCAGCCGCAGTCCCAGCCGCAGGTAGCCGTGCAGCGCGGCGGCAAGGTGCAGCACTCGCACCGCCCGCAGTCGCAGCAGCGGTGGGGCTTCACAGCGGCTCGATCAGCATCGCGTGCTGCTCGCCTTCGTCGCCGCGCACATAGCAGCGCACCAGGTAGCGGATGCACGTCGGGCAGGCCAGGTCCGGCTTGAACCGGCCGTCTGGCCAGGACACGCGGGCGATGGCGGCGGGCTGGCTGGTGTGCTCCCCGTTGCCGCAGACCTGGCGCTCAGCCATGGCCAGCCACCAGCGGCCGGTCACGGCCGGCCCCCGACCCCGCGCAGGACTGCCGGCAAGTCACGCGCGGCGGCGCCGGTGCCGAGGTCGGCGAAGGCGGCCAGCCGGCCGAGGACGCCGAGAATGAAATCAGCATCGTGAGTGCTGAGCAGGCCGAGGGAAGGAACAGAGACGTCCAGCTCAACGGTCCCGCTCGTGCCGGCGTGCACCTTTATGTGCACGCTGAGACTGCTCGGGCCGCTAGCCATCGCTGACCGCCTCGGCCGCCATCTGCTCGCTCGCCCTGGGCTTCAGGTGCTTGCACCGGGGACACCAGAACACGGCGGTGTGCGCCTCGTCCGGGGGCACGGTGGCCGCGTGACCGCACACCAGGGAGACGGTGACCGGCTCGGCGACTTCGCCCGGCACCGCCTCCGCCGCCAGCTCGGCCGCCTGCCGCGCCGCTTCCCATGACGCGGCGACGATGAGCTGGGCGAGTTCCTCGACCTGGGCGCGGTCAAAGCGCAGGCCGTTCAGCGTGACCGTGTCGTAGTCGACGCCGACATGGACCGGGATGCTGTCGAAGTCCCGGACGGTGCCGACGGTGCGGATGCGCGGGTCAGCCATGGTCGCCCGGCCTGTCCTGCGTGGCCAGCAGCGCGATCAGCCGGCCCCGGTCCTTGCACCGCGCCAGCGTGTCGATCACGGCCTTGGCCTGCTCCGGGCTCAGGTCGCTGCTCGACGCGAGGTCGCCTTCGGTCCCGGCGATGACAGCGGTCGCGACGAGGCGGTCGGCGCGTTCGCCGTCGCTGAAGCCGAGGCGCTTGAAGTGCTGGTGGATGATGCCGACCTGGCCGCTACTGGCGTGGCCGGCTGCGGAGCCAGCCGGTGAACTCGGCGACGACGGCGAGGTCTCCTGCGGTCGGCGGTCTTGGCCCGCAGAGGAAGACTCCTCGCGGGAGCCGGTAGGGTCCGGCTCGTCCTCACCCGGCAGCGGCGGCAGCCCGGACGGGGCAGTCGGCCCGGTCGCAGGGCCGGCTGTGGGTTCCGAACCGGGTGCAGGCCGGGCAGTGGTAGGGGTTGGCTCTGCGGGCTTCTCAGCGGCCTGCCTGCGGCGGCCGGCGCGCTGCGCCGGCCCGGCCGCGGGCGCCTCGATCGCAGGCTGGCCAGCGGGCACGTCAGCGTGCTCGCCCGTGTCGCCGTCCTGCAGCGCCTCCGTCGTCGCCAGGCCCCACGAGCAGTCCGGGAACTTCAGGTCGCACAGCTCACCGGTCGCCCGGGCCTCCAGCATGCGGCGCGGGTTCTGCTGCCACACATCCTTGGCGGCCAGCTTGGCGCGGCGGGCGTCCTCGATCGTCCACGTCACGGTGGCCCAGGTGCGCTCACCCCTGCGCCGGCCGCGGACCACGCAGCGGGTGATGCTGGTCTCCTCGTAGACGATCTCATGGCCGCGGTCGAACGCGCGGGCCCGCTTGTACTCGGCGGCGAGCGACGGCGTCCCGTTCACCATGTGGATGACCTTCATCGACAGCATCGGGCCGACGCCTATTTCGCGTCCGGTGAGCATGCAGGCGGTGATGGCGGCGGGCTTGTTGCGCAGGGCCTTGGGGACGAAGTCGGTGTCGGCGATCATGTCGGCGAGCTTGGCGACCTTCGTGATGACCTGGACCCAGCCGTCGACGACGTCGCGTTCGGTGATGGCGGCGGAGGGGACGGCGAGGCCGTTTTGCGGCGGGTCATAGATGTCTAGTTCGGTCATGGGGTTTCCTCGGGTTAGAACGGAACGTCGACGCTGGATTCCAGGGCTCGCCCCAGCCAGTGCAGGGCGCGGGAGCGGGCGTGGTAGCCGAGCGGCTGCAGGGCGTTGTAGGCGGCGGCCATGGCGGCGGTCTCGATCGCGATTTCTTCGCGCTGCTCGCGCAGGTGCTCATCGGCCGGGGACTCGGCGGCCCGCGGGGCGTTCATGCTGGGACCTTTCTGCGTGCGCGAGCCGCCGCGCTGTCCTCGCGGATGCACTGGCGGCACTTGCGCTGACGGGGAGTCTGCTTCGTGTTCTCGGGCGTGAATTCGTGACGGCGCGCGCAATGCGTTTGCGCGAGCATCCGCGCGCGATTCACTTCGCCAGCGCTGCTGCGCTGACAATTCACGGGATGGGTGACCGGCTCAAGGTGTGCCGGGTTCACGCACGGCGGATTCCGGCATAGGTGGTCAAGTTCGAGACCATCAGGAATGGGTGCGGAAAGCTCTTCGTACACGAGCCGGTGAGCAAGCTGGTCCCGGTAGGTGCCGTACCCGGCCTTGGCTGTCTTACCGGTCCACGTCCAGCAAGGAGCCTCATCGACGGGGCACGGTCCGTCGAGGTCGACGGTGATGCGCCTGAGCAGCCGCTCGCGGAAAGTGAGTCGCAGGTCACCGGGCCGGGTGCTCATGAGCCAGGCTCGACATCCTGCAAGCGCACCTTGCGGACGGTTTCAGGATGCGGCAATGCGTCGCCTTTGTAATTCCGGCAGTCTTCGTCGGCCATCCTGCATTGATCGATGTACAGCAATTGCCGGTAAACCTCGGGGGTGACATGCATTTGATACACGTCATAGCCGTCGCCGCGCAGCCACACGCACCAGAACTCGTCGCACTCCGGCACCGGCAGCTCCTCGGACTTCAGCCCGCCGTCGCCGGACAGCATGAAGTCGGAGAAGTAGTAGCCGGCGAGCTGGAACGCCACCGACCCCCACGGCCCCGACGCGTTCGTCTTCCAGTCCATGAGGATCCGGGTCCGCGTCTCCGCGCGCGGCTTGCGCACGGTGCCGAACAGGTCGGCCGACCCGGCGTGCTTGTTCGCGCGGCTGAACAGCGCGGCCTCGGTCACGGTGACGTCGAGGTCGTAGGCGTCGAGGAACGCGATGCACGCCTCGACGTGGCCGCGCAGGTGGTCCGGGACGTCGACTTTCCCGCCCTTGGCCAGCGCCTCGGCCAGCTTGTGGACGGCGGTGCCGCGGATGGCGGCGCCCTGGAACCGGGTCTTGGTCGCGTCCGCGATCTCCTTGAGCCGCGCGGACGGCGGCAGTCCGGCGAGCCGGTCCCAGTTGTCGACGGCGTGGCCTGCGGTGTAGCCGGTGAAGTACGACTCGGGCGGGCCGCCGAGGCCCTTCATCATCGTGGTGACGCCCTTGATGCGGGGGACGCCGTCGAGGACGTAGGTGTGGCCGCTGCCGTACTTGCGGCGATAGGTGGTGGCAGTCACGAGCTGATCCCTTCGCGGCGTTCCAGCCGCTCCCAGTAGGCGCGGTCGTGCACGGTGCACGGCTTCTTGCAGGTGGTGCCGTCGCGCCAGTAGATGCGGACGCAGCCGCAGTCGTAGCGGACGGTCCCGGCCGGGGCCGGGACGAGGGTGACGGGGCGTCCGGCTCCGGGCGGCCACGCGTGGTTCTGCTGCCAGGTGGCCTTCCAGCCGGCGGTGAGCCTGTCCAGCCCGTCCGGCCCGGCGGCGATCTCGCGGCGGCGTGCGCGCCGGTCGCTGATGGTGAACGCGGCGACGGCGGCGGCGGTGATGAGGGCGGGGATGACGACGGCCGCCCAGCCCGCGCTCAGCATGCCGTTTCCTCCTGTTCGTAGATGTCGTAGCCGAGGCCGCGGTAGACGTAGGGCTTGAATGGGATGCCGTTGCGGACGGGGCGGAAGTCCGGGATGTCGTGGACCCCGGGACGCCACGGGTCGGCGCCGGTCCTCACGGCCTTGTCAAGGGCGTGGGCTCGCCTGCACGCATCGCAGGGCGCTTCCCCGCGCCGGTAGTGGCGGCGGGCTGCGGCCGGGGTGCCGCAGGGTGTCATGGGCTGGGGGCCTCTACCGGCCATGCCGCACCTGCCCGCTGGCCGTGGCCTCGGCCGAGTAGTCCGGTTCGCCGATCCACGGCCGGGCGAAGCAGGCGACCGTGTCCCGGCAGTACCAGGGCTTGCTGTCGTCGAAGCGGTCGACCTGGATCAGGTCGGAGGTTTCGCCGCAGCCTTCGCAGAACGGGATGGCGGCGGCCAGGCGGGCGATCACGGCATCTCCCCGCACAGTTCGGTCACCGGCATCCGTATCGGCGGTGAGTCAGGGAATCCGAGCTGCCGGATGTCGCACCAGCCGTCGGCGGGCGCAGCGAGGACGACCCACCGCGAGCCCTGCCAGCCGTCGCGCAGCCGGTAGGACTTCACCAGCGGGACGACGGTCACAGGCGGCTCAGCGGCCCGGCAGGACGGGCACCGGTAGCCGTTGTCGCCCTGCATCTCGCAGTCTCCGGGCTGGCCTTCGACGGCGTACTGGGCGGTGCAGCCGGAGCACAGCGACAGGAACAGGGCGTCAGCCATGCCGCACCTGCCCGCTGGCCGTAGCCTCGGCCTTGATGCGCTTGACCTTGACGTGGTTGGGGCGGACGCCGTGCCCGGTCATGTAGTCCCGGACGAACTCGGCTTCCTCGCGGTCCTCGCACGGGATCTGGGCCAGGCCGCCGCAGGGGCCCAGGGACAGCCACTTGATCCGCCGGCCGACCGGGCGCATGAGGATCTGCTCGGTCCAGAAGTCGAGGCCGACCCGGCTGGCGAAGATGCCGCACTCGTTGACCTCGATGGCGTAGCTGACCTCAGCCATGGTTCACCTGCCCGTTGCCGTTGGCGCGGGCCGCGTCCATCCGGGCGAGCGTCTCCGGGTCGATGTGCCGCATCAGCATCGAATCGACCAGCCGGTCATTGTCCACATGGCCGTTGGTGGCCTCCACCCAGTACCGGGGCCGGCCTTCGGGGGTGAGCCGCTCAGCCCGCTCGAGCACGGTCTCGGACTGCGGCAGGATGGTGACGGTGCCTTCGCGGTGGTGGCCGCAGTCGCAGTCGGGGTAGTCGCGGCAGTCGGTGCAGGGGCCGTACCAGCAGGCTTCGCTGACGGTGGCCGGCCGGTCATCGGCGACATCGGACGGCAGTATGGGTGTCCGCTTCTGGAGTGCCTCGGTGAACCGTTCCTTGATGCTGGCGACCTCTTCCCCGGTCAGCTCGCCGCTGACCTTGATCACCCTGTCGGGCAGCGGTCCGGGCGGCGCGTCCGGCACCATGGCCGGCGCTGGGTGCGCGGGCGGCTCGGCGTCGGGCCACGGCTGGCCGCGCAGTTCGGCGACGAACGTGTCAGCCTCGGCCTCGCCGGCCGCCTCGGACTGCTCGTGCCGGCCGTGGACGGCGAGGCGCGCGCGGGTGACGGCGAACAGGACCACGACGGCGGCGGTGAGGATCAGCCAGCCGGCAACATGGAGCCACGTGCTCATCGCGACCTCACAGGGATCTTCGGGTTGCGGACTCCTTCGGGGACGCTGGCCCAGTCGATGACGATCGTGGTCTTGCCGTCCGCGTAGCCGATCTTGACGGCGTCCTCGGGGAACTCGGCGAGGATCCAGTCCAGCGCGGTCCTGGCGCCGATCCGCAGGGACGCGGCCTGGGTGAGGCCGGTCTCGCCCTTGGCGAGCTTCCAGTAGCTGGTGATGCGGAAGGTGACGGCCTCAGGCACGGTGCTCACCTGCTCGCCCGGCCTCGCTGCGGTACTCGGAAACCAGCAGCGAGAGCGAGGGATCGGCGCGGTCTTCCATCCAGTCCGCGATCTGCCTCAGCAGTGCGGGCCGGGTCTCGTCCACGAGCGTGACGGCAGGCTTGCGGATGCGGAGGATCTTCCCGCCGTCATCGCTGAGCCAGACCTCGGCGCCGTGGCGGGTGTCGAGCTGCGCGGTCTCCATGTTCACGGTGGCGACCTGGCACAGCTCGATGCGGACGCGGTCCGAGTCGAACGGCTTCCCGGCCATCAGTGCTCACCGCCTGCGGGCACGACCCCGGCGGGCACCAGCCGGTCCGGGATGTCGAGGCCGAACTCGAACGGCTCGACCGGGAGCACACTGTCAAAGCGGCCGATGAACTCGCGGGTGACATCGGGAAACTCGATGCTGTACAGCCGATAGGGGTTGTCGCTGGACGGCCGGTAGATGGTGACGTCATTCGAGCAGACGGTGAACGTCGGGTCGGTGTCGAGCAGCCACGGCAGGGCCTCGGCGATGGCGTGCCAGACCGGGCAGTCGCACGCTTCCTGGGGCTTGCCCCTGGCGATGTGGGCGGCGGTGACGTTGATGGTGAAGATCATGAGGTGCCTCCCTCGGGTGGCTTGTGCTCGGCGCAGAGGTCGATGTCGAGGTTCCGGTCCATGCCGCGCCGGGTCGACGTCCACCCGCGCCCGGCGAGGAACTTCCGGACGCCGGCGCGGCTCACGTCTTCCTCGCTGGCGTAGGTGGCGCCGCAGGACGGCGCGTCGCAGAAGACGGTCCAGCGGGTGTGCGGCACAGTGCTCACCGGCCACCCGCCAGGACCAGGGCGATGCACGCCGCCGACACGAGCAGGCACAGCGCGGACCCGAGGACCGTGCGCCACACGCCCAGCCGGCCGGTCACTGGAATCCCTCGATGAACTTGCGCAGCTCGCCGGGCCGGTCAAACTGGCCGGCCGTGGCCATCATCATCATCAGCTCCACGCCGCCGTGACCCTGGGTCTCGGGGTGCTTGTTCAGGTCCGATCCCAGCGATGCCATGGCGTTGGTCACTTCGCCCCTGTCGGCGTATTCGAGGGCGCGGTCTTTGGCCCATCGAAGGTGCCCGGCGCGGTTCACGTCTGCACCTCCACGTTCCCGAGCGGCACGATCATGAAGCGGACACCAGGGCTGACGCGCCGCAGGACGGGAATGTCGTCGGTGGCGCAGTGCTGATCGCAGCGGGCGCGGACGTTCCAGTACTCCTCGCCGGATGCCTGGACGAGCAGCAGCTCGACGGCGTAGCGCTGGCACTGCGCGTCGCTGAGCAGGCCAGTGATCTTGTTGCAGGTCAGGTACTCGCTCACGCCTGCTCACCTCGCAGCCTGCGCAGCGTCTCCCCGACGTCGGCCGGGAAACCGGCCATGATCGTGATCGCCGCGTCCGGGCCGCGCAGGCCGCGGACCCAGTCGGCGAAGCTGGTGCCCTCGGGGCACCAGGCGCGAATGTGGTCTTCCTCGCCGTAGCTGCGGATGCTGGCCAGCCGCTTGCCCGCGCAGCATGGCCCGTAGGCGTAGCTGCCGAACATGAAGCCGCCCGTGCGCGGGTCGTCGGTCAGGTCGGTGTCGCACGCGTCGCAGAGGACGTCGCGGCCAACCTCGATCCGGGCGTCGCCGCCGCGGTCCAGGGCCTCGCCGTACTCGCGGTGGATACGGTGCTGCTCACCGCCAGCCTCAGCGGCAGCTTTCGCCTCAGCGGCAGCAGCGAACCGGGCGCCGTGCGGGGGGTTGGTCTGGTGACCATTCGGGGTGCGGCACATGTCACCGGGCATGGCGCCGCACCGGGTGCATTCCTGCGCCAGGCAGGCGTCGCGGGCGGGGGATGTGCGGCGGGGACGGCCGCGCTGGCCGGTCACCGGGTGCCGTCCAGCTGCGTGAGTTCCCGCGCCCGCTCCCGGTGCCGGGCCTTGATGATCAGCACCGCTTCCCACCACTCGGGGCGGCGGCCGTTGATCAGCGACGTGTCGACCGGCTCGACCTCGGCGGCCGGGCGGGGCCTGGCGATGCGCAGCAGCGCATCGGCCGCGAGTCCGCCGACACCGCCCACGTCGATGATGCCGGACGGGGGCCTGGATGCTTTCTCCGCGCCGTCGATGTTGGCGCTGTACTCAGCGGCGGTGACCTTGCGGGGGCTCACCGGGAATCGCCCTCCCCGCGCAGCAGCGCCGTCACTTCGGCACGCGAGTAGCGGCGGTGGCCGCCTGGCGTCCAGGTGAAGCCGAGCCTCCCGGCCTTGGCCCACCGGGCGACGGTCTTGACGTCGACCTTGAACGCGGTGGCGACTTCGGCGGGGGTGAGCAGCGGCTCGTGTACGACGTCGGGGGTCTTCACCGGCCACCGTCCTTCGTCTCGATGAAGACGGGCCTGCCGCCGCGGAACGCGGCCATGCCGTGGCCCACCGACTGCGCGGCAGGGCCGGTGAGCTCGCGGCGGTCCGTCTCCCGCAGGAGCCTGAGGACGTCCTCGCGGTCCCAGTCGGCGCCGATGAGCGCCACAGGGCTGTCGAGGAAGGTGTGGACCGTCTCGCCATCGGGCAGCAGCGCGGCGGCCTCCTCGTAGCTGAGCAGGGTGATCTCGTCGCCGCTCACCGGGACTCATCCCAGTCGTGCTGAGCGGCACCGCGCCAGGGCTCGCCGGTCTCCACAGGGGCGCCCGCCGCACCGCACTCGGTGCAGGCAGGCTCGGGCAGCGGGCCGCTGATCAGGCCGGTGGCCTCGTCGCGCCAGCCAGGGATATCTTCGGGCTGGGCGGCGGCCAGGCTCGCCTTCAGCGCGCCGGCGAGGCTTGCCGGCTCGGGGATGAAGACGGGCCTGCCGCCCGGGTAGCGCTTGTCGGCGGGCGGTGTCACCAGTTCCGGCGAGGTGAACGGCGCGACCTCAGGCGGCGTCACCAGGCCGTAGGGGTCGTCCAGCTCGCGGCCGGGCAGGAACTCCAGGATGTCGACTACCCGCAGCTCGCCATCCCGCGCGTGGGCGAGCACCGCGCCATCCGGGTCGAGGATCCGCAGCGCCTCGAACGCGGCGGACAGCAGCTCGCGGGCGTCGGCCGGGTCGCTGATCCACAGCTCGCCAGCACGAGGGTGGCCCCGGTCGCTGGCCAGGTCGACGACGGCGCACACGCTGCCGTCGTCGCACGTGAACGGCTTGGCGGTGATGACGCCGAGATCCTGCGAGTACGGCGCCGGATGGTAGTAGCTGCGCTTTCCGGTGGTCATCGGTTCCTCCTTGGTAGAGTCGGTGCTGGTTCCTCCCGGCCGTCCCGGTTGCATCGGGGCGGCCAGAACCACGTCTAGGGGCCTGCCAGGTCGCGGCGCAGCCGGGCCACCAGCCGCCGTTCCCGCCGGGCGCGTGCCCGCCGCCACGCCACCTGGGCGGCGGCGGTGGCGAGCAGGCCGGCGGGCGGCTGGACGGCCAGGAACACGGCGGCGAGGACCGGCCCGGACTGCGGCACGGCGGCGGTGTGCGGCGCGGGCTCGTGCATCGCGAGCAGCCAGAACGCGGGTGCCCACGCGACGATCGCGGTGCCCCAGATGGCCAGCCAGGTAGTCACCGGCCGTGCACCTCCTTCAGGTGGGCCGCCAGCCGGGCGCGGCCCTTGCCGCGGAACGACATGACGGTGCGCGGGGAGACGCCGGCTTTGGCTTTGGTGTGTTTCTGGCATTCCATGCAGGTCAGGGATTTGGTCCCGGCCCTGCGGGTGACGCGGCTCACGGGGTGGCCGCTTTCGCCTGCCCGGCCAGCGACCGGCACTGCGCCTCGGCATACGCCGTGGTCCTGACCGTGTCGCCGCTGAACGTCCTCCCAGGGCGGTAGCCGGGCAGCGACGGGTCCGGCGCGTCACCTGCGTGCGCGCAGTCGAAGCCGAGCCACCAGGCGTTGTCCTCACCGCCCTTGCCGCAGTCGGTGTCCGCCTCGGCGAAGGTCAGGCCGCCGTGCACGTCCGGGTACGGCTCGACCGAGTCGCAGAACTTGCCGTGCCACGGGTGGCCGGCCGGGATGCGGACGTAGCCGCAGCGGTAGCCGCAGCGGTTGGACGTGACCTCGTACTCGAAGCCTTCGTGGACGCCCTTGGTGATCAGGAGTTCAGGGTGGCTGGTCGTGATCGGGTTGCACATGAGGGTCTTCACTTCCGGGGGTTGTTGATGCTGCGGCCGGGCTTGCGGGGGCCGACCTCGACCTGCGCGCCGGGCTGGAGGTGGGTGGTGCGGCCGCCGGGCTGGACGATGCGGACGGGCCGGCCGGGGTGCTGCTCGACTTCGGTGACGGTGATGGTGCGGGGACGGAAGATGCCCTTGACCTTGATGACGTCTCCGGCCCTGATGCTGCTGGCCGGGGCCTTGCGCCAGCTCACGACGACGCTCCCGCGACCTGGCCGTCAGGCCAGAGCAGCATCGGGACGTCGACCGGGGCGTTGAACCTGAGGCGGTGCCGCTCGGCCCGGCGGTGCAGCATCTCGGCAGCCCGTTCGAGGTTCTTGACCGCGCGCCGGATGGCCTGCTCGTCCTCGTCCACGCTGAACATGGCCTCGGACTTCCAGCGGCCCTCGTCAGTAACGCCGTAGGCCGGGGTGTCGTCGTCGGTGCGGGCACTGCTGAGGTCGTGCTTGAGCCAGGTGGTGAAGCTCTGCCGGGCGATCTCGGCTACCGCGTCCGGGTAGTCGTCGAGGATGTCGTCGACGAGATCGGTGATCTCGACGCCGTCAGCGCCCGCGTCGTCGATGCGCTTGCGGGCAGCCTTCTTGGCGAGCTTGATCTCTTCGGCGCTCATGCCTGCCTCCGGAGCGGGACCACGTTGCTGCCTGCGGGACCAGTGCGGGACGACGGCGCGGGACTACGGGCCGCTTGTCCCGCAGCGCGGTCCCGCGTTAGTCCCGCAGGCCGGCCCTTGGCGAGGAAGTAGCGGACCGTGCTCTCGTCGATGCCGAGTTCGCGGGCGATCTCGCGCCGGGCCATGCCGCGCTCGTGCTTGCGCCAGACGCTGCGCCAGCGGCGCGCGGCGGTCTCGGCGTTGCTGCGCCCGCTCACCGCTTGCCCCGCTTCTCGTCGCGGGCGGCGTCGGCGGCGGCGTACTGGCGCAGCGCGCGGGCGATCTGCCGGCCGAACCGGTTGTGGCTCTGCCTGGCGAGGCGTTTCGGGTTGCGGAGCGTCTTCTGCAGACGGCGGTGGCGGCTCACGCGGACGCCTCGCGGACCACCGGGTTGACGAGCTGGCCGACGGGCACGCCGAGTGCGCGGGCGACCGCGTCGATCTCCTCGGTGGTGAACGGGACGCCATCGGTCAGCCGGCGCGACAGGGTCGTCTGCGTCCAGCCGAGCAGCCCGGCCATCTTGACCTGGCCAAGTCGCTGGCGTGCCATCTCAGCCCGCACCTCGGCTGTAACGCTTTCGGCGTAGGTGTTTGCCATGCCGGCCAAGTTACACGCACTGCGGCTAACTAGGCAAGCAGCACGAGTTACTTAGCTAGCCTGCTTGCGTGGTGAGCCGCGTAAGCTATACGGTGTGCGCATGAACGAACCGCAGAGGCAGGCTCGCTCCCTGTCTGAGAGCGTCGCCGGAGAGGTGCGCGCCCACCTGGGCCGCGCACGGATGTCCGGCCGCGCCACCGCATTCCGGCTGGGCTGGACCCAGCAGTACATGTCACGCCGGCTGACCGGCGCGATCCCCTTCGACGTGGCCGACCTGGAGGCAATCTCCGCGATCCTGAACGTCCCGGTAACCGAATTCTTCGACATACGTGCAGGTCACAGCGAGGTCAGATATCCGACAATGCGACTCCTGCCCCCCTTGACATCACAGGTCGCAGCATGACTACCCTGTCCCTTGTCCCCGCCATTTCACCCCGCGCCAAGGGGGGAACCGGCATGGACGAAGCTGTCACCCGGTACCTGACGCACCTCACCCTCCGGGGCCTCGCCCCCGGAACCATCACCGCGCGCCGCCGCTTCCTGGCTCGCCTCGCCCGCGCGCTTCCCGTCCCTCTCACCGAGGCCACCCCCGCCATGCTCACCGCCTGGCGCGCCTCGTTAACCTGCACCCCGGCCGTCATCTGCGCCTACGTCAGCCACGCATCCTGCTTCTACACGTGGGCTGTGGCCGAGGGCCTGTGCGGCTTCAGCCCGGCCGCCGGGATCCCCGTCCCCCGCGCACCGCGCCGGCTGCCGCGGCCGATCAGCGAGGCCGACCTCATGGACGCGATCGCGAAGGCGCCCCCGAGGATCCGGCTGTGGCTCGTGCTCGCCGCCTGGGCCGGCCTGAGGGCCTGCGAGATCGCCGGGCTGCGCGGCGAGAACATCGTCCTGCGCACCCTGCCGCCGGTCGTCCTGATCGCCTGGGACGCCACGAAGGGGATCCGGGAACGCGCGGTGCCGCTGTGCGCGTTCGCCGCGGCCGAGCTGGCCGCGGCGGCCCTGCCCGCCCGCGGGTGGGCGTTCACCCGCGCCGACGGGAAACCAGGCCCGAACATGGCGCACCGGGTCAGCCACGTCGCCAACAACTACCTGCGCGACTGCGGCATCGGCGCCACGCTGCACCAGTTACGGCACCGGTTCGGCACCGAGACCTACCGGGCGTCGCGTGACCTGCGGGCCGTGCAGGAGCTGATGGGCCACGCCGACTCGGCCACCACCGCCATCTACACCGCAGTCAGCCAGCCGTCGGCCATCGCCGCGGTCGAGGCCCTGCCCGTCCCCGCGTAATTCACCGAAGGAGAAATGACATGACCAGTCCCTACAATCCCCAGCCACCGCCCCAGCAGCAGCCGCGCAAGGGGCACACCCTGCGCAACGTCCTGCTCGCCATCACCGGGCTCATCGTTGCCCTGGTAGTCGTCGCCGTGGCCACTGGCGGGAGCAGCGCCACCCCGGCCGCGCACAGCCCGCTGTCCGTCGCCGGCGGATTCACGCCGGGTACGGCCTCGAGCTTGCACGCATCCTGCTCAGCACTCGCACGCTGGGAAAACAGTGACGCCACCGGCAACATCATCAGCAACCGCGCGCTGCGGCAGCAGATGAGCAGCGCACCGTCTCCCTTGTCGGCTGATTTCGGGCACTGGGTCAGCGCGATCGGGCACCACGCCAGCACATCGGCCGTCTACGCGCGGATCATCACTGACTGCGAGCCAGCCGGGTACACCGACGTGCTGAACGGAGGACCCGGCGTTACCCCGAGCAGCGCCCCGTCCAGCCCGGCCGCCGCCCCGGCCCCGGAGACCGTCACCTTCGTCGTCTCCGGCGACACCGCTGACGTGACCTACGGCCCGGCCGGGTCGGACCACGACGGCACCGTGCCGATGCGGGTGACGCTGCCGCTCGGCTCGCCCGCGTTCTACGCGGTCACCGCCCAGCTCCAGGGCTCCGGCGCCGTGGCCTGCAAGATCAAGGTCGACGGGAAGACGGTCTCATCCGGCAGCGCGGACGGCGGGTACAACATCGCGCAGTGCGAGATCAGCCAGGACCCGCTGACGGGCGAGTGGGAGAGCGACGCGGGCTGACCGGTAAATCTTTATCACTCCCTGAGATTCAGCGGACGCCTGTCCTGCTGCCGGGAACATGACCTGCCCGCCCACGGCGCGGCCAGCGGAGAGGAGGGTTCAGCTGAGCCGCAGTCCCTGTCCCTACGGCCGCCGCCGGGTCCGCTGGCGGGTCACCGTTCCCGGCAGCAGGCTTCATACCCTGCTGTCCCCGCGCGCTGCTAGCCTGGGCGCAGCGGGCGAGAGGCCCCTGCCGCCCTAGCCTCGGCAGGGGCCTCCGGCTTGCCCGGTCGCCCGGTAGCCTGGGCGTGCATGAGGAGCGGCGAAAGGCCCCTGCTGTCCTCGGAGCGGCGGGGGTCTTCGTCATTTCCGCACATAGGTGCCCAGGCCCGGCACCGTGTGCACCAAGCCCTGATCCCGCAGCACCGCGACCGCCTTCCGCGCCGTGTGCCGGGCCACCCCGAACTCCTGCTGAAGCGCCGTCTCCGACGGCACCGGCCGGCCCGGTGCGAGATCTCCCCGTTCGATCCGCTGCGCCAGGATCGATGCGATCTGCCGGTAACGCGGCACCGGAGCCAGCGGGTCGTAGCCGTCGCTGTCCATGATCGTGGACCGTACCCGTGCAGGTCAGGGCCATACGTCCGGCTGCCTGCACGGACGTGCTGGACGGGTACGGACGGGCAGGCATAGCGTGGAAGCCCCGAAACAAAGTTTCGGCCCCGGCCGGCGGTGTGCAAGTCGCCAGGCCGGAGCCTCCCAGAACAGGAGTCTGGTGTGCCCGATTCTGTCACCCCCGGACCCGGCTACGGACTGAACATCGGCCGGTTCCTGGAAGACCATCCCCACCTCGTGGTGAAGGGCGGCGCCGAAGGCTTCGGCTACGACGCCCAGCTCCGCCACGAGAACGGCCGCGGCACCGGCCCGCACTACTCCGCGCGGACGCTGGACGAGCTGGCCGCCAGGGCGCCGCGGCCGTGAGCGCCACCGAGGACGAGAAACGCCGCATCGAGGCCACCGAACGCGACTACCCCGGCTTCCAGGTCTGGGTCGGCCCGGTCAGCAAGAAATGGAGCGGCCGGCTCATCGCGGACTCCGCCGGGCCGGGAGACGTCCTGACCGGCGAGGACGAGCAGGAACTCCGCGGGAAACTCGACGAATGGCTCGGGCAGCGGGCGGCCCGGATCGACGCCGCGGCGGACCGCGTGGCCGAGAGCTACCTCGACGCCGTGGCCGAGGAGGAACAGGAATGAGGCGGCTGGACGACATCGCGTCCGTGGCCCGGGCGCGCGTGCTCCTGCGCCGCTACCGGCTGGCCATCGCCGTGAGCGCGGCACTCTCCGCCATATACGCCGCCTTGTTCCTGGCGCTGGCCGCCCGCCACCGCTGAGGCGCCCGGGCAAGCGGCGGCCCCGCCCGGTGCATCCTCCGGGCGGGGCCGCTCACTGCCTCGAGGGTGCCCATTCCTCCGTGCTGGGCCGCTCTTGCGCGGCAGGGGCTGCGGCATCCCCGCTCCACCGGGAACGCCGCCCATCCGTTCGCACCGTCCAGGCCACTACCGGGCCAGTGCACCTGCCAGCGTGCAGGCGCACGGGCCGGCCCGCAAGGGCCCGGAACGGATCGCTGCAGGCGCGAACGTCCGCGAACGCTTAGATGCTGGAACTGAACGATGTGCCGCCGGTGTCGGCGTCCTGCGCGGCGGCGATGCGGGTGAGCGGGACGCCGGTCAGGTCGGGGAGGTTGCTCGCGATGTCCATGGCCGCCATTGTGCTCCGGCACCAGAGCTTAAGGAGCCCGGATCTCGGACCGGGCACTGGCCGCCTGAGAGAAGTAGCCCGGTTCGCGACCTCTCGGGACTCGCGTCCCTGGAGCCTCCCCCGACCGGGCAACCGGGAGGCGTCCGCTGCACTTCACCCTCAGGACTTGTCACGCTACCACCGTGGTGCGCCGGATTGCCGCCCCCGGCGCTGTCAGCCGCAACACCTCGCCGCGCGGTACGCGTTCCCCCGCCGCCTGTCCGAAGATGCGATTCCGCAGATGCATGGCGGGCGCCGCCGCGTAGTTAGCTGACCCCACCCGCCAAGCTACCAGGCGCGTGGCCGGGCATGCGGAAACCGGCCCGCGCCAGGGGGGGATTGGCGCGGGCCGGTGCTCAGGAAGCCGGGGGTCAGGCGAAGCCGTACCCGGCCTGCGCGCCGCTCGTCTCGACGATCAGCGACGCCAGGTCCCGGCCCGCGCACGGGACATGCGCGGTCACCGCGGCCGGGGTCAGGCTGACGGTGGTCACGGCCCACCCGGCCGCGGCGCTGTGCAGCGCCGCCCGGACGGTGACCTCGGACAGGTCCTGGGCGCCGGGGTCGGCGCCGATGATGAGGGTCTTCGCCGACGCGGGCACCGGGTCCACGTGCGGCCGCTGGGTGATCGCTGACATGGCTGTCTCCTTCACGCTTGCGGGTGCTGGCGGGGCGGGCAGTTTGCCGGTGGCGGCCAGCGAGCGGAACTGCGCGACGGTGGCCGCGACCGACGCCGGGTCCTGCCTGCCGGGGTAGGTGCCGCGGTAGGCGTTGAAGTCCACCGGCTGGCCGTTGAAGTCCAGGCTGTCGGTGTACTGCCAGACGGCCGGTGTCATGCCGCCGTACGGCTGCCAGCCCGCGCCTGACGGCTCGTCGGTGTAGGTGGTGTACGCCGATGACACCAGCACCATGCCGCGGCTGGCGAGCGGCGCCAGCGACGGCGAGCCCAGGCCGTGCTGGGCGACGGGCCGTGACCAGTACCAGCGGGGCAGGTACACCAGGTGGCACACGCCACCCAGCGCCCGGAACGCGTCGATGAAGCTCACCGCGTCGGCCAGGGACGGGTAGGACGTGGTGCCGTCGATCGGCTCAAAGTCCAGCATCAGCGGCGTCGCGCCCACCGTCGCGTGCGCGTGCTTCGCCTGCGCGGGCGCGGCGCCGTGGTGAAGGAAATGGTATGCGAACGGCCACGTCCCGCGGCGGGCCGCCTCGGCCATCTGCGGGCCGTACTGCGGACTGACGTAGGTCGTTCCCTCGGTGGCCTTGATGCACACGGCCAGGGCGCCGGCCAGGGAGATGCCGCCCTGGAAGCTGCTGATATCGGGATAGTACAAGGTCACGGCTACGGCCCTCCATGCGGCTTGACCGGGATGATCTGCGGGCCTGGAGCCGGCGCCGCAGTCCCCGGCGCTTCCTCGCTGACCTTGATCGCATCCACGACGTTCTTGCCGGCAGCGGCGGTGCTCACCAGTGGCCGGCCGGCGCCGTCCTTCGGGTCGGCCACCGGGGTGACCCGGCCCCGGGTGTACAGGAACACGGCAGCGCCGATGGCCGCGATGACAACCTGAGGATCGATCACTCCCTCATGATGGGCCACATGCCAGCACATCGCCACGGCGGCGTAGATTGCGGCCAGCGCAGCACCCAGGCCTGTTGCATTCGTGCTCGGTGACAGTACGCGTTTCACGGCGTTCTCCTTCCAGGATCCGGGACTACCCGGCGAGCTGAGCTCGCAGCTCGCGGACCGCCTGCTGCAGCTGCTCGTTCGACACCCGGGTCGCGGCCAGCTCGCCGCGGACGGTGACCATCTCGGCCCGCAGGCCGGCCAGCTCGTCGCGGGCCACCCGCAGCGCCGCCTCGTAGGAATCCCTGGCCCGCTCGTACGCCTGCGCGTCCACGGCGAGTATTGCCGACTGGGCCTGCACCCGGTTCGCGCGGGTCGCGGTCACGAACGCGGCCAGGGCCACGGCCGTGGTCAGCACGATCCCGAAGACCGTGACCAGGGTGTCAGCACTCACGGCTGCCCTCCGGGCCGCGCGGCGGCGCCAGCCGCGCCGGCTCCGGCCACCCGCAGACCACGAGCACGGTCGCGGCGAACACAAACCAGATGATCACCGCGACCCACGCGCGGGGGACGTGCTGAATCAGCCACAGCTGGGCGTACAGCATGCCCCACGCGCAGAACAGCACGGCGGCGGCGGTGAACGCGGCCCGGTCGCGGCGGGCGAGCACCCCGGCCGCGCACACCGTGCCCGTCCCGATCCAGATGCCGCCCCACGCCTCCCACGGCAGCAGCAGGTCCAGGGTCTGCTGCGGCGCCGCCGTCGTGAACAGGCTGTAGCCGTAGGCCCAGCTGAGGACGGCGAGGAATCCCAGGAACGCGCCCCGCCGCCCGGCGCGGCGCACCAGCGCCGCGGGCACGCGGCCGGCCGCGTGCAGCCCGGCGGTCACCGGCTGCGGACCGGGACCGCGCCGGCGAGGATGACGCCGGCGATGTCGGCCGGGTCGACCTGGCCTTCCCACCGGCCGTCGGAGAACAGGTGCACCCCGGCCGCCAGCCAGAACGAGTCCCACAACTGGGCACACTGCTCGTGGTGGCTCGCCTTCACGAACGCGCGCAGGTGCGGCGCGGGAATGTGCAGCTTAGCCGCGCCGACCGCCGCGTAGTCCAGCCACGAGTAGCCGACCGGGCCGTCCGGGTGGCCCGGGCCGGCCACCGTCGAGGCAACGGCCGCCTTGCAGATCCTCGAGCGCTCACCGTCGGCCAGGGCGATGACGCCCGTCGACCAGAGCGTCCGCACACCCGGAGGCTCGAACGCGCTGGTATCGCTGAGGTGGCGGACGCGCGCGCCGCCGGGCATGGCCTCGACGATGCGCATCCCGCCGATGTAGCCGAACACGTGCTGGTACTCCGACATCGCGCCGGATCCGGTCAGCCGCTCGAGCGCCCCGATGACCGCGCCGCCCGCGCCGCCCATCGACACGCAGCAAAGATCGCCGGGCTCGGGCAGGATCACAGGCCCTTCGCGGCCTTCCACGACTCGTAGGCACGGACCGCCCGCTCGTTCGCGCCGATGTGCCGCTCAGCCGCCCACGGGTCCAGCTGGCCGGTGAGCCACTCGTCCTCGTCCTCGCCCGGCGGGACCGGCACCGGGATCGGTGTGGGTACCGGGACCGGCACCGGAGCGGGAGCGGTCAGGGGCAGCGAGACCGTGCCGTCGCCCTGCTCGTGCAGCAGCCGGTCCAGCGTCGTCCAGCCCATCGTGAACGACCCTTTCACGCCCCAGTCGGCCGACCACGAGTTGTCGCCGAAGACGGTCTGCGCGGCGACGTCGACGCCGCGCAGCATCGGCTCGTGGCCGCCGCGGACGTCGGCGCCGGGCGAGATGGTGAGCAGCCCCGACGCGGGCGGCTCATCGAAACTTGAGTACCAGTTGATGCCAATCGACACCGGGTACGTCTGCAGCGCACTGAGGACGTCGGCCAGCGACAGGCAGTGCACGAACCCGGAGATCAGGCCCATCGCCTTCGCGGCCTTCGCTGCGGACAGGCCGGAGCTGCCCTCGTCCTCCGGCGGGTAGCCCGCGCCGCCGTCGATCTTCTCGGCAGCTGAGTAGATCTTCACGGCCCCGGCCTCGCTGAGCACGGTGCCGGGCGGCAGCTCGGTGAACAGCGGGTCGGTGCCGAGGCAGCCTTCCTCGCCGTTTCCCGTGCACGAGCCCAGTGGCTTCGGCAGATCCTGGTCGAGGATGGGGATGCGGCGGCTGTGCAGGATGGTCACGAGCGGCGCGCCGGAGCGCCGCTGCCACGGGTAGGCCAGCGACCGCGAGTCATGGTTCACGTGCCGCCCAAGGGGCAGCGGGCGCGGGCCTTCCGCCGGCGACCAGGGAATGTCCCGGCGGGTGACCGTGTATGTCTCAGCCATGTCAATTGCCTTTCCAGATGACGGCGCCTGGAGGGTTGGTGAGATATCCGGCCGCTGCCGCCAGCAGTCCGACATCATCGCTGAAGTGACTCAGTCCGGCGTTATGCCTGTGGCACAGCAGTCCTCTCACGCATTTTCCGCACGAGTGGTTCCCCGGGCAGCAGCGGTGGTCGTGATCCACTGAGAGCCTCCTTGCCTCCGGCTTCGTGCCGCAGATTGCGCATCCGCCCCCCTGAGCAGCAAGCAGGCTGTCATATTGCTCCGGCGTAATCCCGTACCTCTCGCGCAGCGACTTGGCAACTCCGTGAGTCTGGTACCACTCCCGCTGGGCTTTTTGCCGCTCCTCCTGATGCGTCTCCCGGTAACGACGGGCAGATTCACGTACTTTGTCGGGGTTCTCCTCACGCCAGCGACGCTGAGCGGCATATTCGTCTCCGCGATACTCCGGGTCTTCACGCCGCCTGCGCGCCCACTCAGCGGAATAGCCGGGATGCGCATTGCGGAAGGCGCTCCGCGAGGCTTCCAGCTTCTCGCGGTACTCAGGGTCCTCGCGTTTCCGTCGCGCCCAGTCACGGGCGTATTCGCGCCGCTTTTCCTTCGACCATGCCATGCAGTTATTCTATTTCCACAGTCACCCGCCCGCGCACACCGCCGACAATGCATTGTAGAAGTTGAACGTGATCGCCCCTGTCCCGCCGCTGCCGCCCTGCTGGACGGTGCCGTTGTAGCAGCCGGCGACGGTGGACAGGTAGCCCGCGAACTGCAGGAACGACGCCGCGTCCCCGGAAGTGAACCCGAGGGCCACCAGCCCGGATGTGCCCAGGGCCTGGACCTGGAGCGTCCAGTTGGTGATGGACTGCATGGTGCCGCGCAGGTTCTGCGCGTAGGCGGTCAGCGAGGCGTTGAGCCCCGCCACGGTTGGCTGCTGGCCGACGCTCATCGGTGCGTCCTTTCGGTGGGAGGCTTCCTGGCCGCGACGGCGCTCAGCCGACGCGCACCAGGATCAGGTGGCTGTCCTGCTTCACCGTCGTCGCGCTGGCGTTGCTGGTGTTCTGCGCCCACTGGAGCTGCAGGTTCCCCGCCGTCACATCCGTCCGCAGGGTGCCGCGCATCATCACGACATTCCCGATGCCGGTCCCCTGGCCCGCAGCGGTCGGGCCCGACGTCAGCCCGTAGTTCAGGATGCTGTTGTTCAGCCCGGTCGCGCCGCCCTCATTGTGCAGCGCCCCGTACCGCAGGACCGGCGTGCCCGCCGGCCCTGTCCACGTCCACTTGATGTCGCCGCCGGCCGCGGCGGTGTACGACAGGTAGCACTCCATGATGTACGTCGCGGACGCGGCGACGGGCAGCACCAGCGCGGTGTCGTTGACGAACGTCGTCGACGAGGTCACGCCCTGGTCGGACGGCTTCACCGCCGCCAGCGGCACGAACCAGGCGTTCACGTCGCTCGCGCTGAGTATTTCTCCCGGTACCCAGGTCGGAATAGGCAACTGCTCTCCTCAGAAACTCAGCGCGTTGTGGTCGAGCTGGCCGGTGACCGCGTTGTTCAAAGTCAGGAACGAGCCATACTTGCTCGCGTCCTGCAGGCTCCATGTCGTCGCCCACGTCGACGCCGCCGCGTCGAACACATGGGTGATCCCGGAGATGAACCCGTCGCGGCTCACCGGGGCGGCCACCCCGGGCGGCCGGCGGACCACCGTGACCCGGTCGCCTATCTGGCGGCCGAGGACCTGCGGCCACAGGTCCTGCGGCTGAGCGGCCGGGTCAACGCTGACCGAGTCGAACCGGTCCTCCCCGGTCTTCGAGATGTACAGCACCCACCCGGCCCAGTTCAGCGTGTCCGCGTCCGAGGTCAGGATCAGGTCCGAGCGGGCGTAGGTGCGGGGGAACAGGTACTGCGCGATCAGTGCCGTGTCCCTGACCTCCTGCAGCGTGGCACCGACGAAGGTGGAGGTGGCCTGGACGTCGTTCGCGATCGTGGTGTCGTCCTCGGCGCGGCCCACCGCCGAGCACGGCAGCTCCACCGCCACCTGCGTCACCGTGTCCGGCGACGCCAGCACCGTCCCCGCCGCCGGCGTGACGAACACGTTCACGAACCCGAACGCCGGCGCACCGATGCTGACGACAGCGAACACGGTCCCCGCGTTGAGCGTGTCAGTGAGGTGGTCGCCCACGGTGACCAGCGCGGCCTGCCCGGTGCTGACGATGAAATACGTCCCGTCCAGCGGGGTGCCGACCACCGGGAAACCCCACCCGCCCGGCAGCGGCCACGCCGTCCCCGGCAGGTCCCCGAACACCGCCTGCGACGTGGCCGACCGGGCGTCGGTGATCGCCGCCCGGCGGTTGCGGAACACCACCGCACCGGTCCCGTCAGTGAACACCTGCCCGATCTCGCTGTCCGCGGCGGCCTGCAGCAGGTTCAGCGCCGTGTCCCCGAAGCTGGTGGCCGCAAGCGCCGAGTCGCCCGCCGCGGTCACCCGCGCGCCGCCGCCCTGCCCGGTGTACCAGGCCGCGGCGTCCAGGATCCGGTTCACCCGCGCCCCCGTCAGCTCGTTCGCGCCCACCGGGGAGCCCAGGGTGGCGAGGGTGATCCCGGCGAGGATCTTGAACCCGTCCGTGGCCGCCAGCGTCCACTCCGCGTACCCCGCCGAGTAGGTCACCGGCGTCTCGGTCCACGAATCAGCGAACCCCCGGTACAGCGGATAGGCGACGCCGGCGAAGACAGCACGGACCCGGACCGGCACCATCGACCGCACCTGAGACACCCCGGACGCGACATACGGGCCGGCCAGGTTATCCGGGTCGAACCGGCCATCAGAGTTGTCCAGGGTGATGCTCACCGTGCCGGCCTGGAACGCCAGCAGCGGCCCCTGCACCCGCGACGACGGCCGGGTGATGGTGAACCCCAGCACGAAGGCCGAGATGTCGGTCCACGCGTCTGCGCCGGCGAGGAAATCGGTGTCCAGCAGCCCGAACGACGCGGAGTCCAGCGTCATCGTGCCGGGCCCGGACACCGGCTGCCCGGCGATCAGCGCGGCCTCGACGATGAGCTGCGGCAGGACCGGCAGGGGACTGGTCACTTACTTTCTCCAGAAATTGCCGGAGCCTTTTTCGAACTGCTTGACGGCCTCGACGACGACACGTCCGGTGTTCCGGTCAGCGACAAGGGCGTTGACGTGAATGTGGTACGTATTGCCGCCGCCACCGCCGCGGCCGACCGGTGTGACGTCGACACGCTCCGGGCCGCGCTCACCCACACCGATCAGCGTCGGGCTGGAGAAGACCCCGCCGGACAGCCCGGAGCCGTACCAATTGAAGGCGCGTTCGTGACGCTCCGCAGCGGCCGGTGACCCATAGCGACCCTTGATGTAGTTGAGGCCCCAAATTATCTGGTTCACGTAGTCGCCCAGGTTGTACGGGTGGCCGTGGCCGAGGGCCTGGGGGATGCCGTACGCCCCCGAGGACGGGTTCACCGCGTACGCCGACCAGCCGGACTCCTGGTTCCACAGCGGGATCAGCGACGACATCTGGTCGGCACCCCACCCGTACTGGCCGAGGATCGACCGGGCGTACGCCTGCGCGACCGCCGCGGAGCGGGTGCGGGCCCCGGAATCGCCCATGCCGCCCTGGCCGCTGCCGGACAGCGACGAGAGCAGCTGCGCGCCGATGCTGCTGGTGAAGTTCTGCACCTGCCCCAGGCCGTGGCCCAGGCCGATGTGCAGCCCGGCCATGATGTCGCGGCCGGCCTGGACCGCCCACCCGGGCGGCGAGTGGATGCCGAGGGCGGACAGGATGCCCTTCGGCACGCCGGAAAACCAGTGGATCACCGACGACCACACGGACTTGACGCCGTTCAGCATCTTCGTCAGGACCATGGCGCCGAAGCTGTACAGGCTCGAGCCGAGCCCCGTTATCGCGGCGAGCACCCTGCCGGGCAGCAGCCTGAACCAGGCGGTCACGGCGGCGACGCCGTTCTGCACCCGGCCGATGGTGTTGCTCCAGATCCGGCTCCACTCGCTGGCGATGTCACCCCGGACGCCGTCGAAGATGCTGGCGGTGGAGTGGCGCATGCTGCTGAACCACTTGCCCGCGTCGGTGACGCCCTTCTGGATGCGGCCGATCGAGTTGTTCCAGATCGAGGCCCAGATGTTCACGATGTCGCCCCGCATGCCGTCGAAGACGTTCGCGGTGTCGTGGCGGAAGTTCTCGAAGGCCTTGCGTATCCAGTCGAGGATCGCGCCGATGTCCGTGCTGACCCGGCGGAACGCGGACGACAGCTGGTCCCAGCTGTTCATCAGGTGCGACACGATGTAGATCACTGTGTCGATCGCGATCACCATCGCGTCGAACAGGATGTTGATCGAGTGGATGACGTCCTTTTTGCTCATGACGGTGAACAGCTGGCTGAGCGCTACCGCGACGCGGCCGACCCCCTGGCCGATCGCGGTGATCGACGGGCCGACGAGCGACGTCATCTGCTTCATGAACTCGCCGAACGGCGTGAGCACCTGCTTGGAGACCTGCTCCATGCCCTTGCCGGTCGGCGTGCTGACGGTCGTGGACAGCTTGAAAAAGCTGTCCATCTGCTTCAGCAGGCCCTCGATGGCCGGGGCCGCGGCCTGGGCCAGCGGCAGCAGCGCGGGCATCAGCTCAGCAGCCGTCTTCAGGCCGAGATTGAACACCTTCAGGATGTCCGGCTGCATGACCTTCGCCATCCGGTCGAACTGCGTGACCAGGCCCTGGATGCCGGAGACGATCGTGCTGATCATCGGCGGCTGGTCGTGCTCGGCGATCTTCAGCTTGTCCAGCGCCAGCGCCGCGGCCTTCGCGTGGGCTGTGGTCGGGTCGGCTTTCTCCAGTTCCTGCGCCTTGGTGTAGGCCGCCTGCGCGGCAGTGATTCCCGTGTATGCCGTTGTCACCGCCTTGATGGTGGGAATCGCCAGCAGCCCGAACGCGCCCACCCCGGCCGTTGCGGCGGCCAGCCCGGTCACCACGCCGGTCAGCTCCACGACCAGGGCCTCGAGAGCAGGCACCGCAGCGGCGATGCCGAGCATGCCGGCGGTCCCGGACAGCGCGCCGCCACCGCTGCCGCCGCCGGTCAGCAAGCCGAGCGGGCCACCCGGGCCGCCACCCGAGCCGCTGCCGCCGAGGCTGACGCGGGGCGTCGCGTTCTTCGCGCTCAGCTTGTCGAGACTCGCGTCCAGCAGGGAGATCTCCGCCGCGGCGCGGGCCGCGCCGTCCAGCGTTATCTTCGGGTCGACGATCCGGCGGCCGGTGGTCAGGAGCTTCAGGTCGAACTTGTCCAGCTCGGCCGTGGCTTCCTTGTCGCCCGCCAGTCCGAGCCGCGCGGTCTCCGACTTGCGGCCGATCTCGTCCAGCCGCCGGCCCAGCGCCATCACGTCGTCGCTGGCCGCCGACGCCGCCGCCCCCGCCTTCGTGAACCCGTCCTCGCGCAAGCTCGCGAAGATGTCGAACGCCAACCGCTCCGTCACGACCTAGCCCCTGACGATCTTGTTGGCCGTCTCGGTCATCGCGGCGAGGACCGCCTCGCGCATCTGCGGCGCGGACCGCTCCGCCGGATCCGAGAAGAACCCCGGCCGCATGCCGCCCGTCTGGTTGTTCGACCAGTCCCACGCGGACCGCTCCCCCCGCGCGAACACCGGGTGGTTGATCAGCCCGGCATCGAGATGCGTGACCTTCCGCCGCCCGGCCCGCGCCTTCGTCGGCGCCACCCCGATCAGCCGCACCCCCGCGTTGGCGCCGGTCAGCTTCGACGTCGTCACCCGCATGTCCGCGGCCAGGACCGCCGCGTACCGGTCCGGCATGTACTGGTTCAGGTGGTCGAGGCTGCCGATCTCTTTGGCGAGTGGCCCGGCCGCGTCGTTGATCTTCTTGTACAGCTCGCGCTTGAGGCCGGTCTGGCCGGCTTCCTTCAGCCGCCGCGCGAGCAGCCCGAAATCCTGCGCGCCAGTGACACCGCTGGCAGGCATGCATCACCTTTCCTGGTTCTTCCTGTGCTGCTCGATGCCGATGAGCAGCTGCGCGAAGTCGACGACCCCCAGGCCGTCCACAGCTGGCGGCGGGATGTGGGTGACCGCGGCCAGTTCGAACAGGTGCCGCTGCCGGGTCGCTTTCAGGCTTGGCCCGAGGACGCGGGCGAGAGCAGACCAGTCGGCCCCGCCCCGTTGCTCTCCGCTGGTGTGCCGCCGGGCGCCGCGGCGGGCACGGTAGGGCCCGGCTCCGCGTCCTCCGCGGCCTTCCGCTCCGCGTCTATCGCCTTGTTCAGCGCCTTGCCCAGCTGCCCCATCTTGAAGTCGCAGTCAGCGATGGGCACGCTGAGGCTGCCGTCGTGGATGATCATCCAGCCCAGGGCCTGCAGTGCCTTCAGGTTGCCGCCCTTCTGGATCGCGGCACCCCACTCGGCGAACGGCAGGCCTGTGTGCTGCTCGATCGCGATGCCCTGCTTCACGCTGATGTCGTCGAAGTCGAACGGGTGCGAGCCCTCATATTCGATGATCATGCGCTACCAATCTTGTAGCAGTGTGGTATCGTGCTGGTATGAGAAACAAGAAGATTGCAGCCGGGCTGGCCGCCGCCGCGGCAGCCGCGACGCTGGCCGCATGCGGAGGAAGCGCTCACGCCCCCGTAACAGGAACCGCCGCCGCTAATACGCTGGTATGCCGCCACTACCTCACCCAGCGCGACTGGGTGAAGGGACTCGCCTTGCCCACGGCCGCCGACGCTCTCAAGTTCGAGGGCTACGTCACCGTCGATGACGAGCAGGCCACCGGGACATTGCGCCGCGACCTCGACGCGATGGTGGCCGGCCTCCCGGGCGGATCACGCACGGCCGGCTACTACGCCGCCAGCACGCGCGTCTACCGCGACTGCACCGCCTGATGCCCCGCCAGCTGCACGTCATCCTCGGCGACGACCTGGACGAATTCCTCCGGGCCTACGCCGAGGCCCGCGGCATCAGCATCGCCGCCGCCGTCCGCGTCATCCTGCACGAAGCCAAGAACAGGAAGGAGCAAACCTGATGGGCGTCCGCATCCGGCTCTCCCGCAACACCAGCGCCTACGTGCCGTTCTGGGCCGCGTTCCTGTTCTGGGCCGTGGCCGTGCCCGTCATCGCCGCCTTCTACCTGGTGGCCGGCCTCGTCTGGCTCATCGCCTACGGGATCCGGAGGCTCAGCCGGTGACATGGACGCCTGAGCAGCGGCGCGAATACCAGCGTGAGTACCAGCGCGTGTGGCGCGCGCGGAACCCGGAAAAAACGAAGCAGATCGCGCGCAAGTCCAGGGACCTGAATCGCGACAAGTTCAACGAGCAGCGCCGCGCATGGCGCGACGAGAACCGCGACAAGGTACGCGCGCAGGGACGCGCGCAGCGTGCCAGGGATCCCGGAAGAAACCAGCACGGCCGCTGGATCAAGCAGGATAGGGCGGCGATGTGGGAAGCGCAGGACGGCTGCTGCTTCCTGTGCGGCGAGCAGCTGGACAATCCGCGTCTCGTAAGGATCGACCATGACCATTCCTGCTGCCCGCCGAACACGTCGTGCCGGACCTGCCGCCGCGGGCTCGTCCATCACCGCTGCAACATCCTCATCGGCTATGCGAATGATGACCCGGCCCTACTGCGGCGCATGGCTGATGCGCTGGAACTGGCGCAAGAAGCATTTCGCCAGCGGGTAGCCGCCAAGGGCGAACAGCCAAGCATGTTCGACTAGATGGCGCTCGACTCTTTGGATACCAGTTTGACCTGTATGACCGGATTGGTCGTTCCGTCATCATACGCCTGAAATCCGATGCTTTGGGGGAGAACGTCCGGTCCACCCACGTTCACAGATCCCGACTTAAACCGGACCGCGGGCATGATTATCGACAGCCGGTAGGGATTGGGCCCGGCGGCGACCCCGTTGGCGTCGTTCCCGGCCGGGTCGAACTTCGTGAAGTCCAGCTGCAGCGGCTGCGTTGTGTTGGCGCGGAAGACATCATACAATTCCGTCCGGCTGAAGAATTCCGTACTCAGTGTCCCGGTGATGGTGGGGATGTCGTTCTCGATCGGCTCCCCTTTCAGTCCCGAGTTTCCGAGCCCGTACCGGTCGACCTTCATCGGCGTCGTCCCGGTGAGAACGATGCCGGTGACGCGCGAGCCGACCGCGACGCCGGACGCGACGGTGGTCTCACCGCCCGAGGTGGTCGCGGTGCCGCCGAGGGTGAACACCGATGCGTTGGCGAAGGAGAACAGCCCGTTGGGTGTCGGGTAGGACGCGGCGGCCAGGGCCGGGCCGCTGGTGCCGAGCGTCTGCTCATTCTGGCCGTCCATCGTGAGCTTCAGCTGCGCGATCTGGTTATCGTTGCAGGAGAATTCCCATCCAGTGCATTTTGTGCCTGTGTAGGTAAAGGGCTGGACGGTGACGCCGGAGATCTGCGGGCGCCCGACCTGGACGGTGATGAACTGCCCCGCTTTGCTGCCGTTGGTGTGGACCTGCTTGTACGCGGTCCCGAGCACCACGGTCGGGGTGACCAGGGTCGAGCCGAGTGCCCACTTCCACCAGAACCCCATGGAGTCAGCGACCGCGTTCGGCGCCTCGCCGCTGGTGTGCTCCATCGTGAGGTCGCCGTTGACGTCGAACTGGCTGACGACCGTGCGCGTGGCCCGGTTGTACGCCTGCCCGGCCTTCAGTCCCTGGCCGTCCAGGAATGCGGGGACGTACTGGAAATTCTCGGACAGGAACTCGTAGAATTTTGTGACAGTAACAGGCGTTCCGTACACGGACTCGGCAATTGCCCCAACTTGTCCGGAAAGTCCGGATGCATACGTTGGCACTACTCAGCCGCCTTCCCGCTCGTGTCGCTCACCCTGGCGCTCCCCTTCGCCGCTTTCGGCTCGGCGACGGGTTCCCATTTGTCGGGCGGCCAGACGATCGGCAGCGGCTCGGCGTCGGTGCTGGCCGGCTGGAAGTCGGGGACCTCGACCACCTCGTCCGCCTCGACGACCCGGTCGAGCAGCGGGACATCGAGCGGGCCGCCTGATTTGTTGCGGACTTTCGACATGCGTGCTCCCGTACCTTGATGGAATGAGCTGCATCGAGGACATCTGCCCGTCCTGCCGCAAGCGGGCATTCGTGGGCGGCGTCGAACTGGACCATGACGGCAGCAAGACGATGATCTGGGTCTCGTTCTTCTGCGACCGGACCGCGGACTGCGAGGCGAGCATGGCCGCGCGGGCAGAGCCCTGGATTCAGAGCGAGTACCTGGAACGCACCGGCCGCTAGCCGCCGATCCTTGACCTGAAGATCAGGTCGAACGCGATTCTGGCGATCGCGCCTGCCGTCGTGTTGTTCTGCGTCAGCGCCCCGGCGGTGATCCCCGGGTCCGGGAACAGGACGTTGCCGCCGAACTGCGTGGTGTCGGCCTGCATGAGCGTCTCGACGGCGGCGACGAGCCCGGTCGCGGCCACGCGGACGGTGGCCAGGTCGTCGGTGCCCGCCCACGCCTCGGCCACGCAGTGGACCGTGATCTCCTCGTCGCGGCCCCGGCGGCCGATGGCGGCCCAGGACTGGGTGAACTCCCCGGCGGGCTCGGCGGTGTCGCTGTCGGGGTCGGTCAGGCCGACGTACAGCTTGAGGAACGCGTCGAGGCCCGTGGTCGGCGGCCCGTCATAGATGGTGACCGGCGGCGTGGCCTGGCCGAGGGTGGCGGCGTTCTGGAACAGGCTGACCAGGTAGTCCAGGAGCGCCGGAAGGCGCGAGGTGACGGTCACACGTACGCCTCGGTCCGGAAGGGGATGCCGTTCTGCGAGCCGTTGAGCAGCTCGGCGGCCAGGTTCGGGATCGCGAACCCGAAGCCGGGGATGGTGACCATGTCGTCGCCGCCCATCGACGGCCGCGCCGACGGCCCGTGCTGGCTCGACCAGAGATTCTGGAGCACGATCCGCGCGAAACTGCTGAACGCGGCCGGGACCGACGTTCCCCACCCGGCGACGTAGGTGACGTTGACCTGCGGCAGCCACGCGAAGAACGGCCCGTAGAACGGCAGGCCGAGCTGGCGGCGGATCAGGCCCGCACTGGCGTCGAGGTCCAGGCCGCCGGAGATGTCGATCGTCCCGCCCGACGCCCCGGTGATGGAGGTGACGGAGACGAGGGGCCGCTGCCGGACCGGGATGACGGTCTGGCCGGCCATCATCTCCGACCGCTCGGTGACGGTGCGGTTGACCACGGGTCCGCCGGTCGCTTTCTCGAGGTTCGACTCGATGGTGGCGATGAAGCTCTGTATCTCGGCGTCGCTGGTGGTGGTGGCCTGCGGGATGTTGAGGGCGTCCTTGCCGTCGGCCAGCGGCAGGACCGCGGTCTCGAACGGGTCGAACACGTCGAACTCGCCGAAGGAGACGCCGGCTCCGGTGCCGGTCGCGGTCCAGGTGTACTGGTAGTGGCCGGCGGCGGTGAGGTCGGTGACGGGGATGTCCTGGTGCAGCAGCCCGGTGCCGTCGTTCACGGGGCTGGTGTAGGTGCCGGTGGTGAGCTGGGTGCCGTCGGCCTGCGCGATCTTGACCAGCAGGGTGAGGGCGGTGGGGTTGACGAGGGTGCCGGTGACGTCGCGGACCGTGGTGGACAGCCTGAGGGGCTGGCCGAGCGGGATTCTCACGATGGTCCTCCCGTCCGGGTCGCTGAGGCTGTGAGGGTGCTGCTGGCGCTGGCCGCGGTAAGGGCTGACGTGGCGGTGCCCGCGGCGGTCAGCGTGCCGACGGTGAACGCGGCGGGTGTGCTCCCGGCCGCGGTGAGCGTGCTGGCCGCGGCGAGGACCGCGGCGGCGCGCTGGAGTGCCAGCGCGCTCAGCGTCCCCGCTGCGGCCAGGGCCGCGCCGGACACCTGGACGGCCTTCGGTGCCGCGACGTTCCCGGCGCCGGCCAGGGATGCGGGTGCGGCCTGCGCGGCTGCCGCGGTCAGGCTGGCCGCGGCCGTCAGTACCGCGGCACCAGGGGTGTTGCCCCCGGCCGCCGCGCTGACCGTCCCGGCGGCGGCGAGGGGTGCACCCGTGATCTGGACGGCTTTCGGCGCTGCCAGCGTGGCGGCACCGGCCAGCACCGCGCCGGAGGCCTGCGCCGCCGCGGCGGTGAGCGACCCGGCCGCGGCGAGGGATGCGCCTGCACCCTGGCCAGCGGGAGCCGAGACCGTCCCGGCTGCGGCCAGCGATGTCCCGGCGTCCTGCACTGCCGGGGCGGCGACGCTGCCC